CCAAAGCTCTCTCGCTTTCCTGCATATAAGTTTGTGACGCAGGATTAAGCGGGCTAAGTATTGCAGCCGCCTGACCCAATCTTTCAGCAAAAGTAAATCTCGGACGATTAGCTGATTGGCTGTCTGTTTTAGGGTTTGCGTTTATGCCAAACATTACTTTCTCCTACCCTATCGGGAATAACTTTGAGCCAGCCATTACATAATCAAGCAAGCCCGGACGGTACGACGTTCCTTGGTTTGCAGGAAGTCCTGCTAAGATTGAACTCGTTAGACCGAGACCAGCTAGAGGTGCGCCTGCTTGTGATTGATACTGCGCACGCTGCGCGTCAAGGATCTGTTGCTCTAGCATACGCTGTTGCATAGCTTGCTGCTGAACGGCCTGCTGTGCAGATTGACCCATACCGAATGCCTGACCGCCGACGCCTGCTAGACCGCTAGCTGCGCCTGCCTGAACGCCTGCGCTTGCGATGGCAGCCTGCTGATTGGCCAAGTTGGCTTGCTGCTCAAACTGAGCTTGCTGGATCGCAAACTGGTTAGCAGCTTGCATATTACCAGAACGAGCCGCCTGCTCGCGTGCCGCCGCCATCTCCGCTGCACGCTGATTAAGAGTGTCAGCTTGGAATGTTTGACCAATGTCATATTGCGCGGCTCGCTGTGCCTGCTGGAACGCCTGTTGACGTTGCTGCGCTGCGAAGTCCATTCCCATACGACCGTATTCGCCAGCTAAAACGCCTTCCTGAACACCTTGGCGTGAACCACCAAATGCATTTGCGCGTTCCGCTTGCGCAGCTAGTGTGTTTGATGCCATCTGGCGCTGACGTTCAATATCAGATTGGCCACGCTCAATAACCTGCTGCGTGTATGGGTTCATGTATTGACCCATGTCTGTCGTTGCAAGTTGGCCTGACGTTACATCGCCTACTTGCCCTACGCCCTGCATGGTTGATGCTGACCCTAATTGAGCTGCGGAAACTTGCGGAGCTTGGAAGCCAGTTAAGTTACCATAGGCCTGACCTGCGCCCTGCATAGCTTGTGTGGCACCCTGAAATGCATTCTGTGTTGGCTGTCCTGCTGCTTGTCCCATGTGCTTACCCCAACAATCCTGTTTTTAATTTGTCTACTGTGCGAGAAAATACAGTCCCTGGAGGATCGTATGAACTATCAGTTAAGGAGCGTGATAAATCAGATCCGAATGAACTTTCGGCTGGTGTAGATGGTGTTGTGTACCCAGCTATTGCAGGCATAGACGACATATTCGGATAGTCTCCAGTGTGAGGTACGCCACTAGGCTTCCTCGCATTTTCTCTTGCTTGATCCATAAACTCACGCATGTTTGGCCCATCATCACCACCAGAACTCGCTGGGGCTGCCTGAGTGGCAGAGCTTGTGTCCATGACTGATGTTGGCATCTGCCCAGTTACTGGATCAATCATCATATCCATTAGAGCTTTGTATCTCCCAGGCTCAAAGCGCTTCAACATATCCAAAGCAGCTTGGCCGCCTTGATATGTCGTGTAACCAGTAACGCCGCCTTGTGTTGCTGTCGGAGCGCCAATTGATAAAGAGCCTGCGCCCTGCAAGCCAAGAGCCGAAGCCATTTCATTGACATTAGCCCGAGACGCCAATTCAGCCTGATTAATCGCCGCGATCTCTGGGCCAAAATACATTGGCGTACCGATTGCTGCTAATTGTTTAGCGACTTGGTATTGCTCTTTTGCCTCAGGCGTAAGCTCTTGCGTTTTTTCTTGCTTACCGCGCATATTAAAACTCCATTTGCATTGTGATGGACTTTTCCTTCCATCCTAATTTTTTCAACGGCTTCTTCCAGCCCATTCTACCATCAAATGTTGCAAATGAACATCCTTGGCGTTTGGCCCACTCAACAACCTCTTCGGTCATGTCTGTGATCGCATCCAACTCACCCCCGGCGAGAAATACATGCAAAGCCTTTCTGTCATGATATAACACAACTTGCGTTATAATACATCCTTTTGGTTTTGGCCAAAATTGCATATGGCCTGAAGCGATCCCACCTAAAACCTCTTCCCAAGTGTTTAGGTTGTCATTCTTATCAAGTGCCGCCTCGATCCAATGACGACACCGCTCTAAATCATCTATGCGGACAGGCGCATTCATCCATGTAACCTCGTAATTGCAATCGTTGACGCAGGCGCGGCAGGCGCAAATGCTGTTGCAGCCGTGGCATCTAAAAACCCGCTTGTGCTATCTACTGCCCACATAGCCTCTAAATAATCGCCAGCATTTACATCAAAGATCGCAGAGCGCGACACAACAAGCACAGAGTTGTTTTGGTGCAGCGCGTTTTTCATGGTTGACCCTGTAACGTCAGTCCCGTTGATACGAGGCCAGAACCAGAAGTTTACTGTGCTGCTGGACGTTGATGCAATCTGCGCAGAAAAGCTAATCATGTATTGACCAGCTTCAGCGAACACAATGCGACTTGCGGGCGTTCCATTTGTTACGCCCTCTGCAATGCTAGAAGTGTACGTTAAAGCGTACGCTGTGTTTATAGCTGCCGCTGTCTGATCTGTCGTGACTGCACCAGCGTATTGACCGTCCTCTAAGACGATCTGCACAAACGCGCCATCCTTGGATACAACAGGATACTTGTTTTCACGATCCCACAGAATAACGCCATCTTCTGCCGCGCTGTCGTAATCGCGTCTGTGCGTAAGAAAAGAGCGTGTGCTTTGAAGCCACGCGCTAAACTTTTCTGCCCATACTTTGAAATCTGGGCCAACTGGGGGTGCGCCGTAAAAACTCACCGCTTACTCCCCTGCTTCGCTTCAAGTCGCATAATGCCAACACGCCAATCCGCAGCCTCTGCGCCCTCTACACGCATCCGAACCTGACGGCCTTGGAAGCGTACATCTGTCGGGTTTGCCGTATTGAACGGGCCATACTCGCGCTCTACGGCGTTAGGATACAGGCGTGACTTGAACCGCAGATCAACATTGCCCTGCGTCTTTTCGTCTGGAATTACGCTAGTTACCTTCATCTGGCGATCACCAGTACCCATTGCAATCGGGCCAGTTTCCGCAAAAGGTGTCGCGCCATCGTAGTCAAAGCCAACCTCATGCTCGTACACAATGCCGTCAGTGCCAACCATGAATGGCTTGCGGAATACGCCACGGTCACTGCCAGAGGTGCGACTGATGTCGCCTGTCGTCCAGATGTTTTCTACATAGTCATACGCAACGTATTTGTCGCATTCTGACGCATCTTGCGACTGATAGACCCACCAGATTTCATTCCACTGGCTGTTGACGATAGCTTGGATTTTGGACGCTTGGTCATAGTTTATGTTGCTGAAAACATAATCGCCAACCTCGCATGGGATTTCCTGAACTTGACCGCCTGAGTAAATGTAGAACCCACGCAAGCCCATCCAGATCACGCCAACATCCACAGACGCATATGCACCCGCAGCAATAAGCCCGCACGATGTACCGACACGCTCAAAGCCGTACACAAAAGGTGGGCCTTGGTATGTCATGGTATGCGCGTCTTGGTTTGTCAGGATCAGCGACTGACCGCGTGTGCGTACCGCCGCGAGGATTTCGCCGTTGGTCTGCAACTCAATGTCACCAGCTTGGTTTGTCGCTGCCGCAGTCCACGTTGTGTTGTCCTCTTGATCGCTCCAAGAAACAAGGCGACCATTGCCACCGCCCAGCGCAACGAGGAAGCGTTCCTCTGTCACGAATGCCGCAGTGCAATTTGTTGGCGCATTTGTAACCGCAGTTGCAGTTGCCGTTGCTAAGTCCCACTCGTAAATCACGCCGTCATCTGATGAACATGCAATGAGGTATTCGCCCCAGTTGTCTAGCGACCATGTGGTAGCGCGTAGGATGTTTCCGATGTCGGGACGCGCAACGCCCCAGCCGAATATGCCCCACGATGCCGCGCCCCAGCCCGTGCTAATCGTTGCATCAACACGGCCAGTGGTCAGTGCCGCAGGCGTAATGTCGTCGGTCACTGAGCTTTCCAGCATGGCAACGAGGCTGTCGTGTGTGCCGAATGCCGCGTAACGCTCACCATCGTTGTTGACCCAAGTGTGAACACCGCGAACAATACCGCCGATGTCTACCGCCGTATTGTCAGCTTCAGCGCGTGGCCTCCAACCGCCAACGGGACGCAAGGCATCCTCGTGCCAGCGAACTAAGTTACCATCACGCCAGCGACCCATAGACATGTATTCTGTACCGTTGCGGTACATGCCCTTTGGGATATTTAGTGGGACTAGAGGCATGGATCACCTATATGATTTCTTGACGCGGAAAAGGTCTCTGTAAACACCTTGAAACTTTGAAGATATAATGCTTGCCAACTTAGCCTTTTTTTTGGGGCATATATCTTCAACTGACATCTCCCAATTATCTCGCTTAAATGGGAAAACTTGCATGATTGGTGTTCCTTTAGGAATTACAATTTCTTCGCAATCTTCTCCCGTATAAATAAAAGGAAAATTAATCTCATGGAATACATCAGTATCTACAATGGCAGGCAAGCATTCTATTCCTTTTGTATCACAATATTCTGGCTTGAAGAAGTAGCATGAATACCCTTTAGGTGTTGTTATAGCCCAAGGATTATTTAACTTATTCGGCTGAGACTTCTCATACGGCGAGCCATCTATTTGATTTTGGTTATGGCATTCCATCAACTTGTAAGGGACGTTCCATGCAAAGTGTTGCTTGCCATCCTCACTTGTAACCAGCAAGTCACACGGCAAAGTTATGATATATCCTGACGTAAGATAATCAAGGATAGGTGGGCAAGCCTTCATCGTACCGCCAGCCGAAACCAACCCATTTGCAAGGCATGTTGGCTTCTTGAAGCTATAAGTTTCCATTTTCTTATACCAATCTGGTATAAGTTTCTTTGCGGGTATCGGCTGATCTAAATTTTCTCTAAAACCAGCAGCAGCCTCAAATTTTATTTTTTTGGGCTTTATCATGGTTTTGTCGGCCAATCACTTTCATTTAAATTAGGCCAATTTGTGTGACCTGTGATGTCGCGCAGTGCTTGGCGATACGCGGTTTGCTCTGCTGTCATTGTTTGGTCAGACAAGGCCCACCAGTCAGTTTCCGCAAGCAACTCATTACGAGTAAATCTGTTGCTATCTGCAACCATGCTGTCAAATTCAGAAATTTCTTCAGATGTTTTTTCAGTTACAGACCACCCTAGAACCCAGCTACCATCGACTAATGACGGCGCATCTTCTTGCTGTATATTCTGCGTCCTTTCTGTATATGAGGGCTGACTTAACACGGTCACACGATAAACCCCCCAAGACTGCAACATCTCATCAGATGGCTTTTTTGGGAAAGATGTATTTGGATTGTCACGACGCAGATTGCCGACCGTGTAAGGGAATTGGTCTACTGCCCCATTTGAAATTTTGACGTACATTTAATTTCTCCTTAGTAATCCTCTTGTACTTTGAGGTTTGTGTTTGTGTTTGCGTTATTATTCGTTGCATATTCAACAAAATAATCTGGCGCAGTTGCTGAAGTCGGGTTGCTTGTATATACAAGAGCGTTTTTGGTGGTAATATTAGTGTTTGTGTAGAATGTTCTACCACTATTCGTTAATGTATAACCACTTGTTCCATCTTCTATGTAATACTCATGCCCATTAAAGGTACCTGATGTTCCCTCCAAACTAGCATCCAGTGGCAAGCGTAAAACAGTTGGCCCAGAGCTATTGCCAGAGTAGTAGTGGCCAAAACCTGCAAAAACTACAGCATTTGCAGCCGAATTTATGCGGCAGCTAATACCTTCAGTTGAGATTAGGCCTACACCCCTGAATAAAGTTACATGGCTTAATGTCCCTGCTTTTGTCATGGTTCCAACACCTAGACGGTTTCCCATGTATTGGTAACTGTAGTCTGAAGGGTTTTGATCGTAATAATAACTACCCCCAGCACCATCACAGAATGCAAAAACAATATCTCCATTCTCATTTTCTGCTATGTCTAATATTCTAAGCCGCTTAAAGTCAAAAGAGCCAATATTAAAGTATTCGTTATTATAAAAATATTTAGAATAACTTTTGGTGCCATTGCTTCTGTTTACTCTTGCAATATGCCCTAACTGATAATGCTCCTGTAATGCGGAACTTCCATTTCCCTCATATTTATGAGGGAATGCAGCATACACATAATCATTGTCCGCATATACACATGTATATTCATTTGTCTCACCCGTTCCGCCAACTTGTGTTTGCCAATCGCCAGTAGCGTTACCGTTACTATTATTGACAGTCATTTGAGCAACAAGTGCCTGTCCCGATCCCATGACTATATTAGAGTTTGTGCTATTCCAATAAGAACTGCTAACACCTTGACTATAATTGTTTCCGTTTCCTATTTGAAAACCGCCATAAGCCTCCTTATTGTTGTAAGGAAAGGCATTATTCCCCGCTGCATTGTAAATGTCGTCTACGGTATTCCACTTTTGAAAGTGATAGTGTCCCAAGTTACTTCCTGAGTTACTTAAAACAGTAGAAAAAATTGCCGATCCATCATCCCCAATGTTAAATGTGTGCGTGTTAAATCTAGTAGGGCTGTTATTAAATGTACTCCAAGTAGCTATCTCATCAGAAACTATACCGTTGTTGAAGTCAAAGGCTCCTACAATTGCGCCCCTCCACTGGACAGTGTAATTTGAGGGGACGTAACTTGGATTAGAACCGCAGGTAAAAATATACCTGTCACTGCTATCAAAAACACTATTTGACCTTGAGTAAGGCTGTAAATTTTGCGACCCGTTATATGGCGAGACAGAAACAGGATATACTTGATCCCAGCCACTAAAGTCACCATTCGGATTTATTACACCAACATAGATGTCTCTACCCTGCGTCCCAAGCTCCTCTCTACTTGCGTGAAATGTAAACCCAGTGAAACCATTTTCGTTCGTCGCCACTCCGCTGCTGTCATAAAGAAAACCCCACTCCCATGTCGCAAGAAAGTACGGGCCAGCCCCTGAAG